CTGGAGATCCTGGAAAACAACTTGGTGATCACGCGCAACGTGAACCGCCAGTACGACGACAGCTTCGCTGTCGAAGGGGCCAAGATCGGCTCCACGCTGCGCATCCGCCTGCCGGACCGCGCTCTGGTGACTGACGGCGCCGCTCTGCAGACGCAGGACGACAACGAGCAGTTCACGACCCTGACGGTCGCCTCGCAAAAGCACATCGGCGTGAACTTCACGTCCGCCGAACTGACGATGCAGTTGGACGACTTCGCAGACCGTGTGCTGAAGCCTCGTATCAGCCAGTTGGCCTCCAGCATCGACGCTGACGTTGCCAACGCTTTCCGCTACATCGGTAACTCCGTGGGCACCCCCGGCACCACGCCGGCTACCTCGCTGGTTCTGCTGCAAGCTCAGCAGAAGCTCAACGAGAACGCCGCTGTGATGTCTCCCCGCTACGCTACCGTCAACCCGGCTGCCAACGCCGGTCTGGTGGAAGGTATGAAGGGCTTGTTCAATCCCACCGACACCATCAGCAAGCAGTTTAAGAACGGCATGATGGGCACTGGCGTGCTGGGCTTCGACGAGATCAACATGTCTCAGTCGATCAAGCAGTTCACCTGCGGCACCCGCGACGCTACCGGCGGCTCTACTTCTGCGGCTGTCACCGCTGAAGGCGCTACCACCATCGCCATCACCGGCGCTGGTGCTAACGACACCGTGAAGGCTGGCGACGTGTTCACCGTGGCTGACTGTTACGCTGTGAACCCGCAGACCCGTGAGTCCACCGGCTCGCTGTTCCAGTTCGTCGCTACGGTTGACGTGACTCTGGGTGCCAGCGGCGAGGGCAACGTCACCGTGGCTCCGATCTACTCGGCCAACCACGCTCTGGCCACCGTCAACGCTCTGCCTGCTACCAGCAAGGCTGTGGTGTTTGTCGGTGCCTCTGGCGGCCAGTACGCTCAGAACCTCGTGTACCACAAGGATGCCATCACGTTCGCCACCGCTGACCTGCTCCTGCCCCAAGGCGTGGACATGGCTGCGCGTGCCGTTCACAATGGCATCAGCCTGCGTGTCGTGCGTCAGTACGACATCAACAACGACCGCATGCCCTGCCGGATCGACGTGCTGTACGGCTACAGCACCATTCGTCCGCAGATGGCCTGCCGTCTCTGGGGCTGATGAGAATGGGGGCTACGGCCCCCAGTCTTACAACTGAACACTGAAAGGAATTGATCATGGCTCTCCCTAATGGCGCTGGTGGTTACCAGATTGGCGCTGGCAATGCGTCCGAAGCTCAACTGCTGGTTCAAGGTGCTCCGACCGCTCTGACGGCTGGCGCTACCGCAACCGCTGCTCAACTGGCCAACGGCCTGTTCACGTTCAACGGCACTGCAGGCAACCTGCAACTGCCGACCGTGGCAGATCTGGAAGTTGGCATCCCGAACGCTGTCAAGGTCAACGCGGCTTTTGACTTCTTCGTCGTCAACACTGACGCTGCAGACGCCATCACGCTGACCACCGGCACGGGCTGGACGATTGTGGGCGCGGCTGCTGTCGCTCTGAGCACCTCAGCTCACTTCCGTGCTCGCAAGACCGGCGACGGCGCTTGGACGGCGTATCGCATTTCCTGAGCTTAAGGGGGCTTCGGCCCCCTTTTACAGAAAGGATTGATCATGCCTAATACCAAGGCTGTCGGCGTCGCGTATAGCGACCCCGAGTTTGAAAGCGTTACCGTCACGGGCGCTATCACCAGCGCTTCGCTTGTGACCACCGGCGCCCTTACCGGCGCTTCGGTTTCAGTCACGGGCGCCCTCAACGGCACGCAACTGGACCTGAACGCGCCCGTCACCAAGACGGCTTCGTTCTCGCTGGCTGCGACCGAAAACTTTGTCATCTGCAACGGCGCTTCGGCTAACGTCACGGTGACGTTCCCCACCGCTTCGGCCAACACTGGCCGTGTGGTGTGGATCAAGAACCTGTCGGGCACCTACACGGTGATCTCGGCGTCGTCGAACGTCAAGCCAATCAACTCTGGCACCGCAGGCACGGCAATCCTTGCTGCGACCGCAGGTGTTTGGGCCATGTTGGTGTGCGACGGCACCGACTGGATCGTGATGGCCGCGTAACCCAAAGGGGGCTTCGGCCCCCTTCTCCTATGCCAATCATCTACATGAGACATCCGATCCACGGCGCTAAGGTAGCGACGATGGAACTGGAAGCGGAATACGACGAACGCAACGGATGGGAGCGGTATACTCCCGGCCAAGACGCTGATGTCGAACCTGTGCTGCCGGTCAACGCTTTGACCGAACGCACCCGCCGCCGTAGGGAGGTTGTCAATGTCCACCACAGCGGGTGACCAAATCAATCGCGCCCTGCGTCTGCTGGGCGTGTTGGCGGAAGGCGAAACGTCTTCTGCTGCTGTCTCGCAAGACGCGCTGACAGCGCTAAACCAGATGATCGAAAGTTGGAATACCGAACGATTGTCGGTGTTTTCAACGCAAGACCAAGTGTTCACTTGGCCTACCAGCACGATCAGCCGCACGTTGGGGCCAACGGGCGACTTTGTGGGCAACCGCCCCATCCTGCTGGACGACGCGACGTATTTCCGCGACCCCGGCACAAACGTCAGCTTTGGCATCAAGCTGATCAACCAGCAGCAGTACGACGGTATTGCGGTCAAGACCGTGACCTCGACGTACCCGCAGGTGCTGTGGGTCAACATGACCTACCCCAACATTGAGATGTACGTCTACCCGGTGCCCACGCGGCTGCTGGAGTGGCACTTCATCTCGGTGGAAGAACTGACTCAGCCAGCCACGCTGGCCACCACCTTGGCGTTCCCGCCAGGTTACTTGCGGGCGTTCACCTACAACTTGGCGATGGAAATTGCGCCTGAGTTTGGTGTCGAGCCTTCGCCGCAGGTGGTGCGGATTGCCATGACGTCCAAGCGCAATCTGAAGCGCATCAACAATCCGGACGACATCATGAGTTTGCCGTACTCGCTGGTGGCGACGCGCCAGCGGTTTAACATCTACGCAGGGAACTACTAAGCCGTGAAGACGCCGATTCTCGGCTCCAGCTACGTTGCCCGCAGCGTCAACGCTGCGGACAACCGCATGGTGAACCTGTTTGCCGAGATCATCCCCGAGGCCGGCAAAGAACCTGCGTTCTTGCAGCGCTGCCCTGGCCTGCGTCTGTTGGCCACGGTTGGCAGCGGCCCGATCCGGGGGTTGTGGGGCTTTTCTTCCGACGCAAACCAAGCGTTTGTAGTGTCTGGGAGTGAGCTGTATCAGATTGACACCAACTGGAACAGCACGCTGATTGGCAGCGTCACTGGCACGGGGCCGGTCAGCATGACCGACAACGGCACGCAGTTGTTCATCGCGGCCAACGGCCCAAGCTACATCTACAACACCGCGACCAACGTCTTCGGGGCCGTCACGGACCCAGATTTTCCCGGCGCCGTAACAGTTGGTTACATCGACGGGTACTTTGTTTTCAACGAGCCCAACAGTCAGAGGATCTGGGTCACGCAACTGTTGGACGGCACCAGCATCGACCCGCTGGACTTCGCCAGCGCTGAAGGCTCTCCAGACGGCGTGGTGGGGCTGATCGTTGACCACCGCGAGGTGTGGGTGTTCGGCACCAATTCGGTCGAGGTCTGGTACGACGCAGGCGCTGCGGACTTTCCGCTACAGCGCATTCAAGGCGCGTTCAACGAGATCGGCTGCGCGGCGCCGTATTCCATTGCCAAGCTCGACAACGGATTGTTTTGGCTGGGTTCCGACGCTCGGGGCCGTGGCATCGTTTACCGGGCCAACGGCTACACCGGTCAGCGCATCAGCACGCACGCGGTGGAATGGCAGATCCAGCAGTACGGTAACCTGTCGGACGCCATCGGCTACACCTATCAGCAAGACGGCCACGCCTTCTACGTGCTGATCTTTCCGCAGGCCAACACCACATGGGTGTTCGACGTATCAACCGGCGCTTGGCATGAGCGCGCCGGTTGGAACAACGGATCGTTCACCCGGCACCGCAGCAACTGCCAGATG